TTAGTACCCCATATCCTTAATATCTGCCTTCATCCGTTCTGCCCAGCTGTCGTATCTTCTCATGGATTCCTTCCACAGTTTTCCTTCGATACTTTCCGGCGCAGATTGCATTCCACTTCCTGCCATTTTCTGTTGCACTTTCATCAGAACTTCTTTGCTCTGATCATAGTCTTCACTCACTCTTCTTTTTGCCTTCATGGCATACATTCTGGCGCAGTCTTCCATGCCATTCTCTTTGGCTTTTTTCGCTGCATCCACATAGTATGCTGCGTCCTTCAGGTCATCATCCAGCACATACATAGCATCTTTTAACGCCTGGTGCATATCCATTTTTTCCATATTATAAGCCTCCTTTTACCCCTACAATCTCCTGATACAGTTTTTCTACATCACTTGCATCAAACAGGATCCCTGCCACTTCGACTTTTCCCTCTTTTTCTACTTCCTGTTTGGCTACCTCATACAGTTTATCCAGTTCGATTCCCTCTGCATCTTTAATGCCGATAGTTTCCAGCATTGGATGTTCCAGATATTTTTCCGCTGCGCCGTCAATACCTACTGCCAGCATGATTCTAATACCCACGCCCTTTGCTCCATGCAGCTGTGGTGACAATTCCTTATCCACATATCTCTGGATTCCCATTTTGATTTCCTGTTTTGTTGCTTTCATACCGATTCCTCCATTTTAGAAAAGGGGCTTTTCGCCCCCTTTCTCATGCTGTCTGTGTTGTTGTAGATGCCGCAGGTGTTGTCGGTGCTGTCCAACTGTTATATCTAGGCATAACTTCTGGACAGATACTTTCTTTTGGCATTACCAGTTTACCAGGTACAAATGTAGCGTTTACATAGCAATACAGGTTTTGATCCCCTGCCATTCTGCGTTCTGCTTCCAGTGCAATAGCACCTTCCAGCTCTTTTTTCACACAGTGCAAGTCTTTTTCATTCATCATCTGCTGCATTTCCATTTCTTTTTTGATACATGCTACCTGTTCATTCAGTTTTGCCAATGCATTACCTGTTTCGATCAGAGCGCCTGTTGTATCTTTTACCACTTCTCTGATTCTGTCATCCTCTGCCCGGAAAAGAGTATACATTTCTCTCTGGCCCTGAATAGTCTGCTGTTCTGTAAAACGTTCTGCCCTTTCCTGTGCCAGTGCTGATTCCAAAGCAGAAATCTGTTTATCACAACAATTATTCCCGCCCCAGTTCAGAATACCATTTCCGCAGCCACCGCCTAACACACCGCTTGCCAACGCTCCCACACTACCGATGATACCAGTAGTCAGTGCCGCTGTACCTACGCCTTTACTTGCAAATTCTGCCATATTGATTCCTCCTTTTATAATAGATGTTTTTTTGTTACATCCTTATTTTAAATCAATATGGCAGATGCTCCCTGCGGTCTTTCCTCCGCTTTTCTCTTAAATTTCTTTGATTTTTCTTTTTATTTCTTTGATATCTGCATTGATCGTCGATTCACTGCAATGCAAATCCATAGCAACAGAAACGATGGTTGCCGATTCATTTCTTTTCATTTTCAGAAATACCGTTTCTTCCCGTTCTGTCAGTCCCGCTTTTTCCAGTATTTCATCCCTCTGTATGTTCGTATATTTCCGGAACCTTTGTACCTCCATCCCATCACGCCCGTTCCAGAATTGGTGTTGCTCCCTTAAATGACACCTTGTAGCCTGTCTGCTCTGCAAAGTCCCGAATAGTGACGCAGTTTGTTACATTTCCATTTTCGTCAATGACTTTGACGCCCATCATTTCCACTTCTTTTCCCAGCAGGATAACTTTGATTTTCTCCATCTGATTCCCTTCTTCCGGATACTTCACGCCAAAATGCAGGCACACGCCCCTGCAGATAGCCTTTGCCACCTTTTTTCTGTACGCATCGCTTTTCAGCAGCTCCGCTTCCTGCGGATTCGTCATAAATCCACATTCTACCAAAACCGCAGACATTTTCGTATCTCTCAAAATGCCTAGACTGTTTCCAGATTCTTTGATTCCTCTATCCTTCAATCCGGTTTCCTTGATGACTTCCGACTGGATTTTCTGCGCCGCATCCAGTGTATCTTTGTCCTTTTTGGAATAAATCCAGCTTTCCACGCCATTGGCGTCATTCCATCCGCTTCCAAAGGCATTGGCATGGATGCTGATATACAGATCAGCTCCTGTGTCATTTGCCCTTTTTGCCCGCACAGACAGTGGTGTGTCTGTATCTTCCGGCGCTGTCTGCAAAACGGAAAAGCCGCAACGTTCCAGTTCCTTTTCCAAAAAATTCACCGTTGCTTTGTTAAATTCATTCTCTTTCATGACAGTTCCATTTGCAAAAGGCGGGGTACGTTTCCCCGCCGTTTCTGCACCATGACCGTCACCGATTGCAATCAGATACATAGTTCAACCTTCTTTCTTTCCGTCTGTAAGGCCCTTTGTTGTCGGTTCTACGAAAACCCCCAGCACTGCCAGTGCCGCCGTACCCAGCAGGAAAGGATTTTTTACCACATCCAGCGCCGCACCACAAAGCGCATCCCAGCTCGTGAACATGGACGGCTCCATGCCCGTAGCCGTCAGGATAACGCCGCCAATGCCAACCCAAAACCAAGGATTTTTGAATCTGTCCTTATTCATAACGCTCACCCCTTTACAGATAAACAAAATCAGACCAGCAGTGTTCTTCTACTCTTGTACCTGCATCAGTATTGAACATGTTATACACAACATGAACAGCCAGTCTGTTGTCGTATGTAACCAGAAGTGTTTCTGTGTAAATAACATGTTTACCTTCCGGAATGTGTGTATCATCCTCATGTGTCAGTCTTTCAGACCAGATCACATGACTGGTGCTGGTGCTGTTGGATGTATAACCCAGAAGCACCATGGGTGCCACCCAATAACCATGGATATTCAGCCACATACCATTGATTTTCATATATTCCGGCAGACGCTCATCGTCTTTTGCTTTGTGATACATTTTTACATAGGCTTCCTCTTTGGAATACTTGACTTCTGTACCATCCTTCCTTTTTTCATGCCAGTAGCCCTGTGTATCCAGCCACACTTCATGTCCAATGGTAGCAGCAGAAACGCCTTTGGCCCTTTCCAGCCATTCCTTTGTGATACCGCTTTTCAATTCATTCTGTTTCATGTTTCCTCATCCTTTCTGTTCTCATCTACTCTTTTCTATCAAAACACCTATGTGTTATGACCTCATCTTTCAAACCATTTCCCATCCAAATCATGGAGCCGCTGTTCATGGTTCTGCAGCATTGCATCCTGTTTTTCATTGTGCGCGTGAATTTTTTTATGTTCTTCTTTCTTCTGCTGGTTGATTTCCTCCACCTTATCCCCTACGAATATAATCTGCTCTGTAAGCCTTGCCACAGCGTTTGTCAAAGGGATTATGGTTTTAATCACTGTTATAATGAATCCGGCTAAAAGGACGATTCCTGCCACGATATCCCATGTCATATCCCTCACCCCTCAATCTGGAAAATATCTGACAGTTCGCTAGGCGGATTCAGCTGTTTTGTCATCGCTTGGATTGCTACATATACCTTCCCATTGGGGTCACGCTCTCTCATGCCAATTTTTACACCCATCCCGTAAACATAGGGATAAACACCGTCCGCATCCGGTTCTGGATATGGATTGTAGTTGTTTGTAGCCACATCTGGCGTATAGTGTGCGAATCTCTGAATTGGATTGATGCACTGATACGCAATCCCTGTTTTCGGATAGTAGGAAATATGGTACAGTTCTTCCAATCCGTCATCCTGCACCCATTCCGGATAGCCGTCCGCAAAAATGCCGATATCTGCAGGTGGATTTGCCTGTTCCTGTGTCGCACTTGCTCCCGTCTGCTTGATCTGCTTCACGTGTTCAATCAGTCTTTCAGCGTCTTCAATGTATCCCATAAAATCACCTCATTTCTATTTTGGCAAAATGCCCTGTGTCATTTCGTAGTAAGTCACCAGATCAGGGTCATTGCCGCCCGGTTCTTCCCCTTTCATGATATACTGCTTTTCATCCTCACTGATTGTCCCGTCAGTGACCATCTGGGAAAGCTGTTCCTCTTTCAGTTCGCCTTTCTTGTATTTCCCTTTGTAGTATCCCAGAAAAAGTTCTGCACCTGATTTCATACGATCAGCCCCCTTTTCACAAGTTCCTCCATAACGCTGTCCGCTCCTTCCTGTCGGATTTCGTCTTGGCTTTTACTTACGGCTGTATAGATTTTTTCTTCCATGGATGGCTCTATATCTAAAATTGGTTCATAGTCTAATTCGATTTTTCCATTTCTAAAGTAGAATACCTTGTTATACCCTTCTTTTTCCTCCCCCTGCTCAAAAGAAAACGAACCCTCGTATGTAATAGAGTCTTTATTTTCTTGATCAGAATTGATAAATTCATTGTAGCCATAAATTTTTTTATTCATATCTACATATAAAACCATATATATTCCTCCTATTTACTTAATGTCATAGCACAATCTTGCATTTGTTACAGTACAACCACTTGAGAACCAAAAGGCAAGTAAATAAATATATTCACCCTTATTTACATGCATATCAATGTTGATATTTGATAATGTTGTAGTTATCTTCATATTTGTTAAGCCGCTAATATGTTCTGCTGGCATATATGATAAAGATACTGTCGTTCCTTCACTTGAACTTAATGCATTTAATATATCCTGTGCAAGAGATGTTGCTGTATTATATATAATACCCATATTACTGGTAGTACCAGCAACCAATTGGAATGGAGGCTCATTATTTCCTTTTACAGCTTCAATCTTTATTCTTACTACCCCTGAATATTCTGCTTTTCTTTTGATTATAACCTTTGCACCTTTTGAACCACTAATTGTAGAATTTAATGTAGCCACTACGGTATCTGATTCCACATACTCCTTCTCGTTAACAGAATCAAGTATCTTTTTTATCCTTCCAAAAAGCGTATCTGTACTTTCGGAATCCCCGATTGTCCCAATCTTTGTATCAATCCCCGTTACTTTCGTCAACAGCTCCGCCAGCTTTTCCAGCAGCACTTTTTTCAACTGTGCCAGCCTTCCAAACAATGTAGGCTGTGTGTCGGCGTCACTTTCTGTGCCGATTTTGTTTTTGATGTCCACCACATTGGCTGCCAGTTCCGGGTCTGTTTCCAGTGATTTCATTTTTGTATCAATGGTTTGGAAATTCTCATTCATTTTTTCCACATCTGCCATATCATCCAGATCTGGCAGATTCAAATTAAAATTTTCTGTAAACTTCACCCCAGTTTCCCTCCTTTATCTCTGCCCATGTTTTCGCCTGCGCCCATTCCCATGTATAGGCTTTCACGTCACGCCAGCTATGCGTTCTATACACAAATTCAAAACCAATATGAGCAGGTTTGATTTTTTCAATGGTGGCGGTGATGCTTTCGATATACTTTGGCACCCCAAAGATCTGTGTGAAAGAAATGATGATTTTTCCTCCGATAAACTGCACATCTACGGCTCCATTGTCCCATGCTTCCGCCACATCCTGAATCATTTCGATGGTGAATTTCTTTCCCTTTGCCGCCAGCCAGTTTGACTGTACGTTCTGGCGTCTTTCCGCAATATCCGCATCTTTCGGCGGTACGATGCCCAGATAGCCTTCAATGAGTTTCACGCCTGTTTCTGTCATGGTGTCAAAAAACTCCTGTTTTTCCGCTTCGTCCAGCCGTTCCAGCACGCCTTCCACTGTCAGCCCTGCTGCATTGTATAATGCTCTGACAAAATCGTCTTTCTGGTACAGCTTGTTATTATGCTGCACCATTCTTTCTCCTGCGTTATTCACTGAACATCACCGTCCCTAATGTTGCCACTTCTCTTTCGCCAACTGGGATATTGGCTGTACCGCCATTGATGGTCAAATTCTGATAATCAATGACGCCTTGAGTAGTAAAAATGATGTTCGCCAATGCAGCATAACTGATGTATTCTACCTGAAAGGCTTTCTCTTTCAGTTCTTCTGTGATAGCCTGTTTGATGGCTTCCTGCACATCCGCCAGTTCATACCCTTCCAGCAGAACCAGTGTAGCTGTTAGGTTCAATTCTTTTTTCGTGGCAGTGGTAACGGTACAGTATGCCCCAGCAGGTGCCTGTCCTTCCCCTCTGCCGTTGCTGTCTGGGTCAATGTATTTCTGCACTGCCTGAATCAATTCTGTGGACGCTGGCTGCCCATCATTGCCAATGATGCAGACCTCCACCGTATTTTCTCCAAACGCTAAAGCAAAACATTTTGCTTCCCCCACGCCTGCCACTTCCTTTGCCCACAGTTCATAGTGGGCTTTGTTTCCGCTCACAATGGGCTTTTGCAGTTCGTCATAAAATCTTTTTTTCAGTTCCTCATCGCTTTCCTGCCGATACCCGTTTCTGGTAGGCGCTTCATTGGTCACTGCTGTGATGCCTGCGATTGTGACAGGAATCTTTGTGATGCTTCCTGCACCCACATTTCCGCTTTCTCCGGCGATTACTGCCTGAATGGGTATCTTTCCACTATCTACCACATTTGCTTCCTGTGTGGTCTTGTATTGGATATTATCCGGTGTGGAAAACAAACTTCCCAGCGGCACCAGCCCTTTTCCTGTTACGGTCACTTCACCAACGGCAAACACCGCCGGACGCCGTTTGATGCCTGTCAACTGGTACACACGCCTTGTCAGTTCATCACCGGACAGGTTTTCGATGTCCAGTTTCGCTTCGATCTCATCGGCTCTCTGGTATAAATCAGCCGCTTCAATGGCAAATGCCGCTGTCAGGTCGTACATGGGAAATCCCACTGTTTTTGCGTAGGAATCAGGGATATTCCCCAGCATTTTTTTCAGAATGATTTGTGGATCATACGTTGACATCTACTGTCACCCCCTCCCCGGTATAAAGAATTGCTGTAAAATAGATGCTCAGCCTGCCGTTTTCCGCTGCCGCCGAAAAATTGATGATATTTGAAATACATCTGGAAAGCACCACATTTTCTCTGATCTGTCGCTGGATTTCGCTATATATGAAACCTTTTGGCAGTGCCTTATACCCGATGATTTTATCTGTTTCTATTCCAAAGCCTGTTTCAAAATACACCGGATGCCGCTCCGGCAGTGTTCGACACATCAATTCCAGCCACTGTTTGACCGCTTCTTCCTGCGTTACTTCCTCGGCTTTTCCGTTTGTAAACACAAAAGCCTTTTTTTCATAATCAAACTTGATACTTCTCCCAACTTCCTGCACAGGCACCATTTTTGACGCCGCCTGCTGCGCCTGTTCAATGGTCCTTTCGTCAATGGGAAACATGGCGCTTCCCCCTTTCATTCCAAAATAGCTACGGTCAAAAACTCCTGCACGCCTAATACAGCTATGGTTTTTCCGATATAATCCCGCCTGTCCTCATCCTGCAGCATCTTCCGCTTGATATCGTCAGATACCCGCAGGTTATCGCCTTCTTCAAAGGTTATCTGCCCATCGCTGGCATTGCAGATCAGCGGCACCTGCTGTTGAATGGTGGCATAGTACATGGTCAGACCGTTCTTTGCTTTTTTGTTTCCTTCTTTCAGTGTTTTTGCCAACTGCACAAATTCATCATCCATCAAACCACCTCTGTTTTCATAATGTCCATGCTCATGGTGTGACCTGCGCCGAATGTATGGGTGACATTTTTCACCAGATACACCCCCGATACCTCAAACTTATCTGAAGAAAACAGCAGCAGCACACCTGCTTCCACTGCTTCTGATCCCAGCATATTGGACACGTTTCTTGTTTTCTTGACCGTGTTATTTTCTCTCAATTTGTTTTCCGCAACCGTTTGCGGATTTTGCTCATCACCCGACTGTTTCACCACGTCCAGCATCCGCCCGAATTTCGCTATGCTGGCGGTGTCTTCTGCCGTTGCAAGAATTTTAATGGTTTCGTTATCCTCCGATACCACCTGCACAGCATTTCGCAGTTCTGTAATGCTGTCACTTCCGCCAACACTGCCCAAAGCGTATGTGATGTCCAGCGTATTTCCAGTTTCAAATTTATGATAGGCGTATGTGATTTTGGTCGGATACTCATAAATATTGAGCTTTCCGCCTTTCACCCGCCAGAAATAGTTCTTTCCCTGTTCTGCTGTCACTTGTTCCAGAATATCTTCCAGAATCTCTGCACAGCTTTCTTCAGCATAGATTTTCTTGATTTGTGTAGGCATACTGGGCATAGTTCCCAGCGGAATACCAGCTTTTTCACATAACTTTGAAATGGCTGTGTTCGCATCCGTTTTTACCTGCAAAATAACATCATTGTTTTTGAGATAAAAACCATAATCATAAGCCGTCATTTCTCCGGCAATTCCTCGCTCCACAATGATTCCAGAAAACAATGTCTTTGTTTCGCCAATCAGGTCGATTTTATCCCCCACGTCCAATTTCGGCAGACTGTTAAACAGGTATCTGTCCTGTGGATTGACTGGCATATTCCACTTCAATTCCATGGTCACGCTGTCCAGATTATCCGATAGGCTGATACTGCCGCAAAAATCCGTGATATCCGTTGTTCGGTTCCATACCATCCTAACCATTGATGCCACCTGCTTTCACAAATACATATTCCGTCATGTCCAGCGTATAGTCCACATCACCGTTTTTCCGGTATTTGTATGTAAAATTGTCGATACTCACCGCCATGTTCAGCACTTCCCGGTCGTTGTTGTCAGAAATTACGATTCGTGCCGGAATACGCTGTGTTTTGATGGATTTGAAAAAATCAATATAGGCTTGTGGGTTGACGTCTGCGTATGGTGACATCCATGGATAGCGTTTGGAAGGGAAGAAAGAGGAAAGGGACATGGTACGTAGTTCTTTATTGCCGATCATGCGGATATTGACTGTCAATCCCTGAAATGTGTCGTTTCCCTGGGCTTCCGCAATTTCAAATTCCGGCGCCGCAGGCATGACCATAATTTCTGCATTGTTGTTGATACTGAAAACAATTTCCATATTCTTCCCCCTTTCTTACGCTACATCCAGCGCTTCTTTGATTCTCTTTGCAATAATGCGTCCGGTTTCGTCCGGATCACTGCCGCCGTTTACACTGACATTGATGTTATATACTCTGTTTCCCATCATCTGCTTTGTTTTGGTGTGCGGGAAAACCTTTGTTCCGGATGGCAGTTGTACCAGTTCCCCTCTGCCGCCTTCGTTGATGCGGCTGATACCACCACGGAAATATGGTGTACCTGTTGCGTATGATGGCGGTGCAGCTCCTTTCGTGTTTAGTTTGTCCCAAACCCAACCGATTGCACTTTTTCCGGCTCCGATAACGTCCCCCAAAATCGGGACACTCATTATTTTCTGCCCTAACCAGTCTATTTTTCCGCCAATCCAATCAAAAAAACCTGTGGCTTTTCCAATAATCCAATCAATAGCACCTACTACGGCATTTTGTATTGCATCCGCTACTCCTGCAACTTTTTCTCTCAGTAGATTTGCCGCTGCTTTGACTTCATCCCAATGCATCGCCAGTGCTACACCTGCAGCTATCAACAGCCCTATCCCCACTATCAACAGTCCGATGGGGTTCATTGTCATTGCTAAATTTAACGCCGTTTGTGCTGCCTTTACTGCCGTTGCTACGGTCTGATATGATTTCCATAAGCCAATCACTGTTTGTAGAACGTTAAACGCTACCAGCGCCCCTACAAGTCCTCCCAGCACAGGTATAAGCCAGTTTGCATTATCTTTCGCCCACTGAAAGGCATTGCTGATTTTATCCACAGCGGCAGCAGCCTTTTCCGCTGCTGCTTCAATGGTTCCGTCATTCTGCCACCTTGTCATGGTATCCGCAAGCTGTGAAATCTTCTGTTTCACTTTGTCCAATGCGCTGCCTTGTCGCACGCTGCCATCGTCCATAATGCCCACTATTTTTGCCAAACTGTTTTTGGTTACGCCCGTTACCGTTGACCATAAGCCTTTTGTGGTTCCTGCCAGTTTTTCCATCCCTCCGGCGAAACGCTTGTCCATAACCTTTACCAGCGTGTCCATATCTTTAACGCCTTTGATGCCGAATTCTTTCATGCGCTCCCATTCTCCGGCTTGTGCGTCAATAATGGCTTCTGTTGCCTGCATGATGTCTTTCCCGGTGGCACCTGCCATATTGCCGGCATAGGTCAACCACTTTTTACTATCCATGCCCATAGCTTCCAGCATGGCTGTTGCTTCTACCAGTTCGCCGCCTTCAAATGGTGTTTTATTTGCCATGGCAATTGCATTTTTCATCAGTTCTGCGGCTTTTTCTGTGCTTCCTGTGGCTGTTTCCAACTGTGCTTTGTATGTTTCCAGACTAAACGCTTCTTTGAATCCTAGCCCAGTTCCTACCGCAGCCATAGTTGCAGTAAATTTTGTAGCTTTTTTTACAGCACCTGTAAATGCATTATTGATGGAACGTCCCCATTTATTGATCTGGTTTTGTCCCAGTTTCATTTCTTGCCTAGCTTTTCTGATTTCTTTTGTTGTTCCTGCCAGTGGCTTAGAAAACCTATCTTTCAAACTTAACAGAATATTAACCTTTTTTGTGGATGCCATCTTTCAACCTCCCTTCTGCTTCTTCCCATGCTTCTGTTTCCACTTCCATGGAGGCGATATAAAATAACTGTTCCATAAAGGTCAGGCTTTCCAGCTCCCGCAGGCTATGTCCCTTTTGGATATAATAGTGAAACAGGGCGGCTTCTCCGCCGCCCCGTATCAGTTTTTTACAGCATCGACAGGATTTTCAGAGTTCTCCTTTTCTGCCAGACCGTACATGTCCAGAATTTCTTCCGCCGCTTTCCCAATCAGTCCCATGTCGCTTTGAAAAACTTTCTCCACAACATCCATAGGTTCTGCACAGCTATATACAGCCTGTAACTGCTTCTCATGCAGGATCGGACAATGGTCATAGATCAGTTTCATTTCCGCCTGAAATCTGTCCTCTGTTGTACCTGTTTCCATGTCCAGCGTTTTAGAAACCGTACGGATGTCCTTTTTCATTGCCTGAATGGTATTCCCTTCTCGGTCAATGGTCAGCATCTTTACTTGAAACTTATCCGCTTCGCTCTGGGTGGCTCTTGCCACCAGTTCTTCCAGATTTAATTTTGCCATACCTTTTCCCTCCGTCAAATCATATCAATAAAGTTGAAGTCGGCGAATTTGAACGGCACTTCCAGTTCCAAAATTGCCTTGTCTTCAAATTTCAGCAGCATCAGCTCATCCATGGTCACTTCCAAAAATTCCACACGCTCCGCGCCCAATGCTGTTGGGTCTTCCAGCTTGCCCACAAATTTGATATCAGGCAAAATGCCTGTGCGGATGCCTTCCGCAATAGTTTTTGCAATCTTGGAATCTACCTTATGCAGTACCATCGTTCCTTCTCCAGCATATCCCATATACCGCTGATGGGTTCCCAGATCACCTGCCAGATTGACTTCCTCGTATGTCATTGTCGCTTTTCCTTCAAAACTCTTTGCTTCCGCCAAAAGTTCTCCATTCATCCATACCCTGCCATAAGTTCCTCGGATGATGTTATTTGTATTCACTTTGTCCATACGTCTACCCCCTTATGCCAGTGTGATATTAAATGTCAGATTTTCCATGGCGTCCAGAATCTTCACATTCCCCGCCAGATTGACGTTGTTCCGGAAAGTCATGTTTTTCACTTTTTGCTCTGTCCAGTCTGCCGCTTCCGGTGCGCCAGTAGAAATCCACTGCTCTCTCTGGGCTTCTACGTCAACGCCTGCTACGTTGTTAAAATTCGGATCAAGCACACTTTCCGCCGCCAGCTGTCTGAAATAACTGTTGACTGCAGAAATAAACAGCACCTGATTGTCATAACTGTTTTTGTATTTCCCGCAATAGTAGTCAGCGAATGTCTGTCCAATGTCCTCCTGGATCATGTCCATTGCTTCCACCACTGTGATTTTCTGCATATCTTCTGTGGAGTCCTCTCCCAGTGTTGTCAGGCTGTTGACTGCTGTTCCGGCTCTTACATCTGCACCATCATTCCAGAGTACAAATTCCCCTTTTCCCACGGCTGCGCTCAGATCTTCCGGTTCTGTTACGCTTTCCAGTTCCTGAAAAATACTATATGTTGCAGACCTTGTGAACGGCAGCCCTGCCAGCAATCCACAGATGCGGGCTGTATAGCTTGCTACCGGATATTCTGCCGTTTCTTCCTTGAACTTGATTCCCTCATTTGTAAAGTTCACAACGTGCATATCATCTGTTTTGCTTGCCTTATATACAACCGCTTTCCGCTTCTTCCGTTTGTTCTTTTCATTGATTTCTTTGATGTACGCTGCTACCTTATCCTGTTCCCCACTGGTTCCATTGAGATAGCAAAGCCAGTTGTAATCAATGCTTTTCAGCAGGTCTGCCGCATTATCAAATGTGTTCTCTGCTGTCAGCTTTACTGTATATACGGTGTTCGGCAGTCCAACAAACGCACCCTGAATGGCTTTGTAATTTTCTGCTGTATATTCTTCTTTTTTCACTTCTGAAGAAAAACTGTATTTATTTACTGTTTTTCCCCCTTCTGTCGCATCATTCATCACGATGCAAACAACACCTCTTTCACTTCTCTGAATGGCTGAAACCGCCATTTTTCGGAAAATGACTTCAATGTTGGGCATAGTCTGTGCCATCAATCATCCCTCCTTTTCATATCCTTTGATTCTGTCATTGAGTACTTCCATCAATTCCCCTTCCGGTTCGGTATATGGATGTACCATATCCACATTGACGGTAACTTTCAGCGTCATGTCTTTTCTGTCCAGTTCATATTCCTGTTCTTCTGTCGGTATCATGTACCCATCTGGAAATGTCACTCTGTCCACGCTCAACAGTTCCTGTATTTTCTTCATAATGTTGTACATATCGGCATATCCGCTGTACCTGTTTTGCGAAAAATAGTAGATTTCCAAATCAAAATTATCATGTGGATATAGCCCAATCCGGTCATGCGTGATATTTTCTGTCTGGATGATAAACGCCGGACGTGGGAAATCTTCTTCGATGTCCTTATCAATGACAGGAATATCAAATTCAGATTCTAAAATAGCCGTGAAACCTGCCACGGCTGTTCCAATATCCGCCATTAACTCAACCCCTTATCCAGCAGATCATCAATAAAATCCAGCACATCTTCTTCAAATTCTTCTGAAAAAAAGGCTTCAACCTTCTCTTTGATCCGCTTCCCTTTTACTACTTTTCCACCGGGTGTGCGATGTCCATAGTCCACCACGTTTTCATGTGGCGCCATGTGTACTCTGATCTGATAGGCGTTTTCTGCTGGGTACAGGTAAGCCTTACCCCGCTTAACCATTTTTACCAGATTTCCTGTTCTGACTTTGTACCCTGTCCGCAGACCGCCTTTCACTTGCTTTGTTACCTTGCTGCCTTCTTTGCGCATAAATGATTTTGATTCCTGTGGCATTGTTTCATTGGCAAGTTTCAAAATATCTCTGTTCAGTTCGTCCAATTCGGTATAATCGAATCCATTCATCAAATCACCACCTCACAGAAGATTTCCAAAACCTCTCCTGTCAGATATGGGTCTAAAATATACAGAATCTCATATCGTTGACCGCCTGCCATGAACCACATCCCCGGTGTGATGCTGCTGTCATATCTGACCGTTATTTTATGTGTAGTGCGGGACAACGTGCTTTCTGCGGCTCTTCCGCTTAACAGGCTCCCTGTTTGTGGTTTCACTTCTGCCCACACATCTTTCACTTTTGTTTCTTCCCATTTTTTCTGCCCGATGCTGTTTTTTTCTTCTGTCTGGACGTGCTGCCACAGTTCGATTTTTCGGTTCAATCTTCCGGATATATTGTTCATGGTGCCCTCCTTACAGAAAATTTTTATCGTGCAATTTCAAAATGGTGGTTGCTGTTGGATTTTCCTTGCCATTTGTGACGGTCATGCTGCGGTTATCGTACATATCCGCAACCAAAATATATACCACTATGATCAAGTCTTCGTGTTCGTCCATGTACGCATCATCAATGGCATTCCTGCTTTTGATATAGCTTTTCGCCGCCGTCAAAGCATTCTGCAGAAACCTTTCGGTTTCTGCATCCGCTTCTGCCCGGCAATATTCCAGGCAATCTTTGACTGTAATTTCAGATACTTTCATAGGCTCTCATTCCTTACGCACCTGCACCCATTTCCAGTACAGCAATAGCATCTTCATGTGTAATCGCACCATCTACTTCTGCAAATGCAATGATTCCAATGGAATAGGATTTTGCAAACAGTTCAGACAGAATCTGTGTTTCAATACCAAATGGCATATTGATAGCATATCCTTTCAGATCGCCGTATACCATGACTTTGTTATTCTGTGCAAATTCCGGCATGTTGTCTGAAAGATATACTTTTTTACCCAGCATCAGAAATCCTTCCCCATTTACCATGTCAGGCACCAGCAGGAATCTGTCGTTTTTGTCCTTCAGCAGTCTTGCTGCTTCAAATGCGCTTGTGTTCATGATCCACACAGCATTTTTCTGATATTTTGTTTTTACTTTGAGCTGGGTTTTGATGATCAGATCTGCAGTCAATGTCGCATCAGCTGCAGTCACTTTATTTTTTGCATTGGGCAGGATACCTTTGATTTTGCTCGCATTTCCTGTCAATACTTCTTTTTCTACGAACTCTGCCATTTTTGTAGCCACTTCACTGATCACATGGGACACAATGTCAAAATCTTCATTGTTAATCAGTTTTCTGGAAATCTGTACCAAACTTCCTACAATCCATCCTTTCAGTGTGATTCCTTTGATTTCACCGGATTTTTCTGTCAAATCAGACAATTCATCAATGTATGCTACTTCGATAGCTGTACTTGTTTCATCGTAATAGGGCAGCACCAGTTCGCCTTTCAAGTTATATACTTTTGCAAGGTCCATAATTGGACACATTTCTGTTGCCTTAGTGATAATCTCTTTTGCAACTGTTCTAGGGAGGATTTCACCATTTGTACCGACTTTCAGTGCTCTTGTTTCACCTCTGCAGTACTTTTCAAATGCCCGGATTTCTTCTTCTTCGGTTTTCTCTTCCTGTGTTTTGGGGTTATTTCCTGCTTCCCTTTTGGATCTTTCTTCCGCTGCTGCAATAGTAGCGTTCAGACCTTCCAGTTCTTTTTTGTATTTTTCGTAGTCCTGCTGTTCGGTTTCGGTCATTGCTCTGACTTCTTCTTCCGCCTTATCAATGATGGCTGTCATTTTTAACAGAACATCATTTCTCTTTTCCATCAACTCTTTCACTTTGCTCATGCTTATCTCTCCTTTTCTTGGCTCATCTGTTCTATTCTCTTTCTAGTATCTGCCTTTCTCCATTTCCAGCCATTTCCGTTTGTTTTCCAACCCCAAAAAGGCTGGCGGCTCTTTTTTCTCAACATCTACCGTCATACCGTCAAAACTTCTGGTTTCTACCAGTTCTACTTTTTCTCCCCGCATTTCGTATGACGTACCCGCATAAGCAGGTGTCAAGCCTACCAGCAGAGATACTTCATTCAGCTGGATGTCCTTCAGAATACGGCGCTTGTAGTATTCGTCTGTGTATGTCCATTCATCATCGATGCAACGGAATCCAAATGACCATCCGGTAATTTTCCCCGCTTCCGCTGCTTGCAGGACTTCTTCGTCCTGGAACTTAGCCACTGCATACAGCCCGATGTTATCCTCTTTCAGCGTAATAACACCGTCTTTTGTGCTGCCCATCACCCTGTCATGGTTCAATTTCAGGAAAATTTCTGGATTGTTATTGATCGCACGGGCAAACACACCTTCCGCTACCTGCTCCACATACTTTGTACCGTCCGGCAGTTCCAAAACTCTGCTGTCACGGCAAATGGCATTGACATAGCCGGAAATGATGATTTCCTGCGCCCTCACTTCAACTTTCATCAATTTTCACACCCCCTTTCCCACTGGTTTTCATGGTGGCTGCCATGTTCGGGATAAAAATTTCTTTTGTATCTGGGTCATACAATACATCCTGCAAGCCAAGCGTGATATGATTCAGCCCCAGTTTCTTCATGTTTTCCCTTTCTCTGATTTCATCAATTTGCATCCAGCCGCCCTCTTTGCCTATTTTGTAGACATTGAACCGCTTTTCCATTGTTCCCATCAGTGCGGTGTCTACGTCAAAATGAAAATATCTGTCCTTTTTCTCCCGTTCCAACAGCAAATATTTATTCAATCCTTTCTCCAGTGCAGCCAAGATCGGAAGCACTGCTGTTTCAAATGTGTTGATCTCCTGCTCATCCGTTGCTGTACCGTTTAGGATTGCCGGGGAAATCCCAAAAAGATTGTTTATTTTTTCTGAATCATACTTTTTGTTTTCTACCACCTGCATTTCCTGCACACTGCTGGACATTTCATTGAAATGCACACCTGCATTCAGTACCATGGTAGCTTCTTTTTGTCCACTATACACATCGGGCCATTTTGCTTTTAGTTCTTCAAAGGCTTCTTTGCTCAGTTTATCTTGGACTGTCAAAAATCCGGCTTTTCTGCCGTTTCTGTCCATTATTTTTTTCCCGAATAACACTTGTGTGTACGCAAGCAGTAATTCTGATTTATTGGTTTGCAAGATTCCTTCCGCATTGACGCCATCATCACTTTGGCGCATGATACGGACAAGCTGATACTCTGGTATTTCTTTCCCTTGAATCCAATATCGTACTGTCCTGTCCAGCACGTTGTCCGACCATGTTTTCTGTACCTGCTCCGGCGGCACATATACCAATTCCGTGATGGTATTTCCCACCATTTTTTTATACGCATAGCAAACACCATGCAGCAGATAGTCTTTGACCATCATTTTTCGGAATAATACGCTGTCGAAAAGATTTGATGGTTCCTCATTCAGCAGGTGTACCCGCTTGTCATTTTCCACTTTTCTGATGCCGTCTTTTTCTTTGCTGTAAAGATACACAGGGGCAAGTGCTACTTTATTTCCGATATACTCCACAGACGCTGCCACTGCCGGAATTTCCATGGCTTTTGCTTCGGTCATTTCATTTCCTGTCAAAATGTCTGCCAGACATTCCACAGTCAGCATCCGTGTTTCTCCCATTTCCGCTTCCGCATCATTTGCGGATTTGCTGTTTTTTTTGAAAATATCTAAAAATCCCATGCTTTTTCCTCACCCCCTTACAGCTCAATAGCGCCCCATGTAATAGGCGCTTCTATAATTTCATTCTGCATCAATACAAAACAGGCATCAATCAGCGCCGCCACCATATCTATTTTTCCGGCAGACCGCTTTTTATTGACATACATGTTCAGGTTTGTGTCTAGTGTCACTCTGGCATTTTCAAAATTGATTTCCATCAGCTCATTTTCGGTGTACCTGAATTTCCCTTCCAGAATATGTTCTTTTAACAGCTTCGTCGCTGGGTGCAGTACAGATGAATGCTGCCTGATTTCCACCGCTGTCATTCCTGCTGCTTCCAGCTTCTGCGCTGTGGATATTGCGTTGTATCTGTCAAATCCAACACCTACTACTTTCCCACCTGTGGTTTCCTCAATCTCCATGATATATCTTTCAATGACGCCATAGTCTACTATCTGATCACCACAGGCTACCGCTTTTTCTTCTTCCACAAATTTTTGATAGTCTACTTTTTCAGCTCTGCTCTTTTCCTCTAGCTTGCCTTCCGGTAAAAACGCCATAACCTCCGCTTCTATGATGTCGTTTTGCTCATCATAGGCTGTGATCGCTACTGCACAGTTATCGTCTGATACAGCTAAATCCAGCCCTAAATACAGCCGCTTTCCTGTCCAGTCGATTTTTGGCACTCTGCCTTTCTGCACGTCCGACACTGGTACATAGGTATCTGTTCCCATGCCCTGATAGATGATGTTGCAGTGTTTTGTCAGGAAGTTTTCTCTTGCAGACTTCATTTCGATTGCACGTTTTCTTTTTGCCTTCAAATCCTCCATGATTTTTGGCACTTCCAATGCCAGCGGGTTTGCGTGCTGTAGAATTTCATCATTTTCCATCCAGTTGTCCTTGTCATCCGGTTCAAATAACAAAGCCAGAACGGTTTCATCCTCTACAACCCCATCCAATACCTTCTTTGCGTAGTCCACTTGTTCCTCAAATGGATTGAACATGGTCGGATATTTTGTAGAAATGATAAACCCTATTGGATTTTGGATGTTTGACTGACCGGAATACATAGCTTCCAGCGGATATGGTGACGGCAGCGCTCCCACTTCGTCTGCAACAAACGCCGTCGGCTCCCTACTGTCCATACGGTTTCTGGATGTATTCAGTGGTGTGTATTTGATTTCTGTCAGATTGCACAGGATGTAGTTCAGCAGTATTTTGAATTTTGCTTTTCCTTTACTTGTCCCACACAAAGCAGGGCTGCTTTTTATGATTTCTTCAATCTGGCTTTTGATTTCTCGGCTGATGGTGCCGTCTGGTGCTACGCTGTATAGTTTTGCAAACTTTTCTTCTGTCAGCATCAGCAGAATAAACATCAAACCCACCAGAAATGTTTTCCCATTTTTTCTGGCTATTTCCAGAATCACTGTCTGATACCGCCGCTTCTGCGGATTTTCCCGATACACCGTACAAAGCGCCGCTATGATCAATACCCACTGGAAACCAGCTAGGGATTTTTCCACAGTTTTCCCTTTATGTGCGCCTTTTGGCATTATAATAAGCCGCAAAAGTTTTAGCAGCAGTGTATATTTCTTTTCGTTGATGATGTACTTTTCATTTTTTCCGTCTGCGATCTCGACAAATTCTTTCAGTTGCTTTTTTACATACATTGGCGCTGGTATTTTTCCTTCCAGCACTTCTACTGCGTACCTGTACCCTTTGTTTTTTTTAATCAATCCCCATCACCCGCTAACAGCTTTGTCAGGGGATCTTCCTCCTGTTTGCTCAAACTAATTGCCATCTTTGCTCGTGCTTGTGGTGATAAGCCCAACTCGTTACAACCCCGATAGAAGTCCTGTGTATATTTTGCTCTGGCATTCATGACATCTGTGTCATACTTCTTTTCAGGCTTTGCTTCGATGTCTGCATCTATCTCCCGCAGTTTATCAATGGCAACCGCCGTCTTTGCTAGGATGTAATCGTCCAGTGCACAAAGGATGTCTGCATCCTGCAACCGCTTCACGATTTCGCGGAATATTTTTTTCTGTTCCTTGTTCAAATTTTTCGGCGGTCTTGGTGGTGCATTTCCCTTCAATTTTTCTTCGGCGGCTGCCCGTCCTTCAATCTCATCTTTCGTCCTTGCACCCACCGCTACGCCGATCGGTTTCGCGGGGCGTCCCATATTTCCACCTCATTTCTAAAAAATTTTTTACGTTTGAGTGCGACAGTTCCGTGTGGAAAAGCGACGCCTTTTTTCGGATTTTTACCCCCGGGGGATACTTTTTATCAGTTCCATCAGTTCCTCCCTTGAGATCAAACCTGCTTCGGCGTCTTCATGATGTTTTCTGCACAGCGTTATAAGGTTATCTTTTTTTAACCGCATATCCCAATCTTCTTTGACTGGTACAATGTGATGCACTTCTAACGGCTGCGGATCATATTTCCTTTTTCCATCATACCTCCCTTTAACCGAACATATCGAACATAAATATAAATCTCTGATTTTTGTATCTTCCCTAGCTTTTTGCCATGCGAAACTGGATAAAAAACTATTATATTTTGATTCAAAACTATTAGTATTTCTTTTCTTTTTATATTTTTTTGCTGGCTTTTTTGGACAGACTTCATTCCTCTGGTGCATCCTGCCGCAATATTGACATGCTTTCATCATTTCTTCATTTCCCCTTTCGCAAAAACCGCTCAACTGCAATCCGAATACTGTCCTCACTGTCACCCATTCCTATTTTCTGTGCAATTGTTTTCCACGGATACCTGTATTTGTATTTGAGAATCAATGCTGTTCTGATACGCATATTGGGTATTCGTTCCAGCTCTCTTTCCACTCCCCTTTTTTCTTCCATCAACTGGTCTATCTGTTTTTGGGTTTCCATAGCTTCTTTGCACCGCTTCCTGCCGCTGCTCTGGATTTCAAAATTCTTACGATCAATCAAAATGATTATGTATGATTCCATAGCCCCATATCGTTCCATTTGCTCTTTGGTCAGCAATTATCCTCACTCCCTTCTTCATACGATCCATAGTCCATGCCACCTCTTTTAACTGCCTTCATATATCTCACCCATCCGATTTCTTCAAAGAAATCTTCATGTGCTGCCACAATTTCAAAATTTTTCGGTGCCCGAAGTTTCACCTTTCTTTTTGTTTCTTTCACAATTTCGATTGTTACTTTTGGTTTCTTCAGGTTTCTACTTCCGCTCCACCGTTTTCCTTTTTTCTTATAGTTTTCTTTGGTGAGATAGCTTGCCAGCCTATTGTCCTTTTGATTTTTGTATAAGTGCTTGATCAGCACCAGCCCTTTTCCCCAGATTTCTTGCAGGATCTGCTGCATCTCTTTCATGCTCAAACCTTCAAACTGATTCATGACAATGTGATGATGTATTCTACCTTGCATCTCAATCACATATATATATTTCAGTGGGTCGAATCCATTTCTGTTCCTGTATCGATTCAGCCGCCGAAAGAAGTTTGACTGCTCCCTTCTGGCTTCTTCCAGATCTACCACACTATCATGTGTCAGCAGAACAAATATATCCCTTCCAGAAAAATTTGTATTGATGATCCTTGTCAGTTCTCTCCTGGTCCTGTTCAGATTTCTTTTCTGCTGTTCTTCTGAAGTCAGATTTTCATTCCTTCCCCTTTCGTATTTCTTCCCGATCGATCTTGGGCAGTAAAACTCTTCCACCTCATATACATCACCTGCTAATATTTTCTTTTTATATTTAGGCATTTTCTTTTCCCCCTATATATGTACGGATTGTTAATTGCTATATGGACAGTCTAAAGGGTTTTTTTCCCCTTGAAAAAACGAGTTTCTTCCTATATAATAGTGTTAGGCATTTTCAATTCCCATGTTTTTGTATATGGGAATAGCGGTCATTTCTGACCGCTTTTTTTATTTTGTATCTGTTGTTTTATTTTCCGCTACACAACCACAGACCTCTGGTCTATTCTGGCAGCTATTCTTGCATCCTTTCTTGAAACCACAATCAGCACAGCACACATTGCCCCGTCTGCGGTCACAGTTGAAAATCTTACATTTTCTTGCTTTTGATTTTTCCATATTTTTCCACCTTTTTATTTTTCCTTACCTTCCCACTCTATACAAAATTCTCTTGCTTGACATATTTCGCACTCACTCATTTCTATGTATTCGCAGGTGAAATTTGCATCTTTTACCATTGCCACCCTGTCTTTTTGGTCTAACCAGTCCATTACTGTTTTTCCATCTTTGTAGTACTTGTCCATTTCTGGTGCTCTCCTGACTTCAAGTCTACAAAATTCAGCATTTTCAAGCGGCTCCGTTCCCAAAGCTAAAAATTTTGCTTTTCCTCCTGTTTCCGCAAAAACAATCGTTGCACAGAATTCATCTTTTTCTCTCACAACCCACGCCTTCATATTTTTCCTTCCTCTTTTAACATAACAAATGCATTGTCTATGATATTGTTCAGAATTTTTTTACACTCTCCTATTGGCAGTTGATGATTCTGGCTTTGCGATAAAGTGAAACAAGCGTTATAAATTAACGCAGATATAACATCTAAATAGGTTCCTTCAAATTCAGAAACCATATTTCTATTTCTTTTTTCTATCAGTATTCTTAGTTTCTTTTCCATGGTTTTTCCCTTTCATTACGATTATTCCGATAATTTCTTTCTTACTTCTGTTCCTTTAACTGATTAATATACTTATCTGTTGCAATCTTTAATGCACTTAATATTCCCTCTCTGTATGCATCTCTTATTACATATCCATTACCTATATTTCTGTTTTGCTGAACCTTTTCAAATGCTATCGTTAGATTCATAATGTCATTTGATGTTACGTCCATCTTTACTTCTTCCCTTCTGTTTCTTCCCTTCCCCCTCAAATGCACACTCTGTGCATAGGGCTTTTTCAAATGCCAGTCCTTCATATCCCTTTGGGATCGGTCGTTCATAGTACTCACGCCCACATTTTGGACACTTTACCACTCGCCAGTTTGATGGAACACCTTTTGTGTTTTTCTTCAGAGGCATACAGATAATTCCTGGAATCCCTACTTTCCCCATACCTCAAAACCTCTTTTCTCTATTCCAATATTATCCATGGCGTATGAAGCCTGTTTTTCCGCTTCTTCCGTTGTCTTGATGATTTCCCAGTTTGGCTTTGTATGTATGCATTCTTCCACTTCCCCGAACTGACTTTCATATTCACATAAGAAACACCTGTTCAACGGTTTTCTAGCATCATTTGCCCAGTATTCATCGGTTTTCCAATATTCATCGCTTGTAAAAACATTATTTTTATCTTTGAAACCTCTGCATACGTTTACAAACCATATTACGGACCACATCTCTTTTTGCATTTTTATTGCTTCTTCTTCCTTAAATGGAATAAAGTCCTCATGGAAAATCTCAAAAAACGCTTCTGCACCATATACCTTTTCATATTCTCTTTGGCACAACCGCTTCAACTGCAGATCCAGTCCGCTGTTCGGGTGTGCGTGCAGCCCTCCCAGAGCTGCACTATGATATTTCGCCTGAAGATATACCCAGAATCCGTGCCGATCTGAAACTTCCCTTCTGCCTTCTCCGTGGAAGATATGGTGTTTTTGCAGGTCTGTTTTTTGTCCGCTCACATAGCAGACTTTCCGCTTTCCCTGAAGCACGCTGACGGAATGACTGCCGATTCTTTTTTCATCGTCTTTGATCACCTTCAGCACCGCCTTTTCCTGCTTCTGCTTCACATGCTTTTCTCTGGCAGACCTTGCACTGTCCCTTCTTTTTGCACGTTTCGCAGAAACCGTCACATTCTGCTTCTGTAAAATCAAATTCTCTTTCTGTGCATCTAAATAACTGGGACGCAAGCTGCACCGCTTCATTTTCATCCACTCCGTTCACTCTTGCTGTATGTACCACTTGCTCTAAGGCGCTACACATGATCTGCAGAATATCTTCACAGACCTTTCCTGCTTTTTCATTTTCCACTAGCCATTTGCCGACCACATGATTTTTCACATTGACCATAACCACACCCCTATTCCGTAGATAATGCCAAACCAAATCAAAACCGCCGTAATGATAGCACTTGCCATGACCGCCAACATCAGCGCCGCTTCTCTGGCATGTTTTCTTTCATTTTTCACTGCTTGTCCTCCAAAATTTTTATATATGCTTGTCCATTTTTCTTATAAATTTAGTCTTATCTGCAAATCCTCCATCTGAAATATTTCCTCCCAGTCTTGAATTTTTGTTTTTTTCATAATATTCCACATGTTTCCGATTGTTTCTTGATCCTCTTCAAGCTCTAAAAGTTTTTTCCATAAATGATTATGGTTCTTTCTTAAATGTCTAAGTTCTTTTTCTTTGGCGTTTGGACAAAACCAACCCCCCCCTTTCTGCAAATTCATATATTGGAGATAGCAAATCATATTTCTTACACAATTCGAACGCCATGTGTTCCGTGTATCCGTATTTTTCCAATAGGCTAACAGTATTTTTCGTTTTAACGATTCGTTCAATCCTTTTCTTTTCATCGACAGCAATACCGACGTATTGTGTATATTCTCCTTCGACAGATTTCCAAAATTTTCTAATTGGACGCATCTTACAATCTCTGTTAATGTCACATTTTCCTGTTATCGGAAACCCTTTTTTTCTTCCCATTCTGTGTAGATTTTTCGTTTTATAAACCCGATGATTAAAGCAATCCATATACGTTCGATCGGACCGCAGTATATGCACTGGATACCCCCAGGTTTCAAAAACTTTCGCCGCTCTGTGTACGAAATCAATGTGTTCTGGTAGTTCACCACTGATATTTTCGTCAAACATCACTTCGGCAAAAATAATCATGTCCAATGGCTCCCCATTTTCATGTGCTAAAATAATGCTGGCAGTGGAATCCTTCCCACCAGACCAGCTAGCTATGTATTTCATCATTTTTCTACCTTCCCCATGGTATTCTCTCCTTTTTAGTCCTTAAACTCTACCTCGTAACCTCTCCGCCGCATGACTGCCGCACAGGCTCTCTGGTTCAACCGTTTTCCCAGTGCTGTTTTTTCTTCCTGTGTCAGCGAATCATACGGAATCACAGTTCCGTCACTTTTACTGACGTATACTTCAACCGTCAACGGTGGCTGTTTACTCATTTACACCCCTTCCTTTCTTCTGTATCATACGTTTTATACGGAATGTCCTATGCCATTTTCCATTCTCTTATTCAGCTCCCCCCGCTGTCCCAGCAGGTGCATATACTCTGGAATCCTGTGTGGTCTGATGGGTCGCCTAATGGGGTCTGTCTTGAATAACAGCACCATCGCCTTCCCGATCTTTGGATAGTTGTCAGTCATGTAATACCCCAGCAACTCTCCACACTGGATTCTCTTTTTGATCATGTTGTGATATGGGTACATTTTGTTTCCTTTCCGCTTCGGTCATGTGTCGGACGCACGGCTTGACCATGCGTCCCTTTGAGTATGTTAATAAATAGGAGGAGTGATTCGGGCATACGCCCGACACATGACCGAAATCATTTTTTCACCTTTCCCTATTCAATGGCAGGGCTTTAATTTCGTTTTCCATTCGCATCTTCAAATGTTTTTTTATAAATTTTACACGGTCCATATCCCAGTTTTCTTCCAAAAGAAAAACTCTCTGTATTTGAATGATTTTATTTTCCAAATCATTGAAAGTAGTTGCTTCTTCCTTCGCATATTGGTATAACTCATCAATTGCATCATCAATTATTTTCTTTATTGTTTTACACATACATACATCTTCTGATGTATACATCATTCTTTTGTTGTCCACCTATATCTCCCCTCCCTATGCAATCTTATCTCGTGCTTCTGACAGTTCTTTCTGGGCTGCCATGCCTTTGATGAAACCCAGAATAAATTCCTTTTCGCTGGTCTGGAGCAAAATAACTTCCTTTGCCGTTCCCACTGCATCGTCTACAATGACCTTTGTTCTTTCATCCATTTTCTGATTATTCATATTGACACCCCTTTCTTGATTGTTTCTTTGTGTCTATATTAAGACTCATTGACTCTTTTGTCAATATATTTTTGTGTCATTGTGTCATTTTCTATTGATTTTTTATTTTTCTCGTGATATTCTTTTCTTAGTGAAATGTCTAGGAGGTGATATTTTGAACGAAATTTATACCAGATTTATAGAATTGCGAAAAGATCAGAATTTGACTCAAACTGAATTTGCATCAAAACTGAATTTAACACGTTCCGCTATCGCAAACTATGAACAGGGACGCAGACCGTTGTCTGATCGTACCGTTGCTGATATTTGCCGTGTCTTTAATGTGAATGAAGAGTGGCTTCGGACTGGTGTCGGTGATATGTATCGTCCTCCTATTGAACAGGGGAATGAATTGGTGGAACTAATCGCCGATCTAGTGCAGACGGACGATGATTTTTCAAAGCAGTTTATCATCGAATACTTGAAATTAAGTGAGGAAGAAAAAGAACTTATTAAAAAAGTAATAAGAAATGTGAAAGATTATTTATAAGTAATAGGGGGTTATAGTATGGAATTCAATGAACAGATCAAACAATTTGCAGAACGTGTCACACAAATGAAGCCGAACATTGCAACGGAAGAAGCCACTAAAATGTCTATGGTGGTTCCATTTTTTCAGATTCTAGGTTATGACGTTTTCAATCCTGCAGAATTCTGTCCTGAATTCACTGCTGACGTAGGTATCAAAAAGGGCGAAAAAGTTGACTATGCTATTATGGATGAAAGCGGCGCACCTTTGATTTTAATTGAATGTAAATGGTGCGGAAATGCACTGGACAAGCACGGCTCCCAGCTCTTCCGCTACTTCGGTACATCCCCCGCAAAATTTGGTATCCTGACAAATGGTATTGTTTATCGTTTTTACACCGATCTGGAAGAAACCAACAAAATGGATTTGACACCATTCTTGGAAATCAACCTTTCCGATCTGAAGGACTACCAGCTGAATGAACTGAAAAAATTCTGCAAAAGCAATTTTGACAGTGATAAAATCTTCAGCACTGCTTCCGAATTGAAATATACCAGCCTGATCAAAGGCGCACTTGCAAAAGAATTTGATTCACCCTCTGATGAATTTATCCGCTTTATCCTGTCCGATATCTATGAAGGGCCTAAGACACAAAAAGTCATTGAAAAATTCCAGCCTATCGTGAAAAAATCATTTACTGGCTTTATCAATGACATTGTCAATCAAAAGATTTCTTCCGCTTTATCTGAAAATACACCGGAAGAACCCGCACAGGCAGCGGAACCCGCAGAAATTGCGGATTTAGATGAACCCAAAAGCAAAATCATCACCACTGAAGAAGAAATCGAAGCATTTTATGTAGTTCGTGGTATTCTTGCTGGTACCGTTGATATCAAAGATGTGGTTCATCGTGACACCGAAAGCTATTTTGGTATCCTTTATCAGGATAACAACCGGAAACCCATCTGCCGTTTTAACTTCGATAAAAAACGCAGTCAGATTATGATTCCAGATGAAAATAAGGTGTTTACCCGCTATTATATTGAATCTTTGGACGATATTTATATGTATAAAGATCAACTCATTGAAGCAGTAAAACGATATTTTGAATAAAAAAAAGCGGTCTTTTGACCGCTTTCTTTTTAGAATCGTTTTATAAAATCATAAATCATCCACAGGATCTGTGTGTTTTGTATGTCATTCAGTTTTTTTACGATTTGTTTTCTGATATCCTCATTCATATTACATACTTCCTTCCTGTGGTTTTTATCTTACCACCATTATAGAACATACGTTCGTATTTTGCAATATATTTCTCCTTCCCCGAAAAAAAATCCCTCCCTGACGAATCAGGAAGGGATACGAAAAAACAATATTCATTGCTGATTTGAATATTATATCATACTATCTTTCAAATAGCAATCAAAACAGGTGATAATTATGAAAATAGCAGCAGCATACATCCGTGTATCTACGGATGACCAAACCGAATACTCTCCCGCTGTACAGTTGGATGATATTATGGAATTTGCCAAAAAGAATGATTACCATATTCCGAAAGAATTCATTTTCACAGATGAAGGTATCTCTGGACGTACTGCCGAAAAGCGTCCTGCCTTCCAATCGATGATCCGTGCGGCCAGAAAGAAAACAAACCACATTGACGCCATTTTGGTTCATAAATACGACCGCTTTTCCCGTAATAAGGATGATGCAGTCCTTTATAAAGCCCTTTTGAAAAAAGATGGTGTGAAGGTCATATCCATCAAAGAACCCATTCCACAGGATGATAAATTTGCTGTCATCTATGAATCTATGCTGGAAGCTATGGCCGAATACTATTCTTTGAACTTATCCGAAGAAGTCAAAAAGACTATGCGGAAAAAGGCTGAAAATGGTGACTATCAATCCCGTGCCCCTTTTGGTTATCGTAACGACAAAAAAAGTCTTGTCATCCATCCCGAAGAGGCTGAAATGGTACGGTATGTATTTGAATCCTATGCAAATGGCACTAGTATATTTGCATTGACCCGTGAACTGAATCAGCGTGGATTTCGCACCATTCGCGGAAATCAGTGGGAATTCCGTACTGTACGTTATCTTTTAAATAATGTTACCTATCATGGATACGCCAGATGGACGCCCAGCGGAAAGACTGACTGGGGATATGATATACCA